CTACCCGCAGAAACCATTGCATTGCAGAAAAATATCTTCTAAAATACTGCACCTATGATAAACGAAAAAGAACAAATTTTAATCAGCTTCTTATGACGGACTCTTTCTTAAGTTGACGCATATGCGGAGCTGGACTTTCATTTGCTTTTGACATAGCGCATTTGATTTAATGACGAAGCCACCGGTGGGGTGTGTCAAAACTGTCTGGGACAGGCTTGCCGGTTGTTACCTTCCGGCCACCCTCGATGGCTTCTTATCTTAATTTTCGATTTGAGAAATCCCAAACCAGTTTTGACGGGACAAATATACGAAAAATTAATAATGAAAGTCAAGAGTTTTAAATATTTTTGTTTATACTGGTTGCGGGGGCAGGACTCGAACCTGCGACCTCCGGGATATGAGCCCGGCGAGCTGACCACTGCTACCACCCCGCAATAGTCCAGGGAGCACAATTGCCCCCTGGGATCATTCATCACCTACATTGTTAAATCTGTAGGTTCGATAGCCCTGGCCGTTTAGTGATTTTATACCCGTCCCTCCTGTGGTATCTCTATTCTTGGCAGGATGCAACCGGTGTACATTGACCTCACCGGCATGGTATCACGTAAGCTGTACTATCTCTTTCTATAGCCGGCACATGTTATCCGGCACTCTTCATCGGGTTATCTTATTATCTTCAAAGAACGCCTGCTAACGTTCAACTTCCGCCATTAAAAACGTGCGGAAGTTTCTGCGTTAGCAGTCATACAACCTCCCATAGCGTTGCCGGAGTGCAGTGTGCATTGGCGTTGGTTACGTTGCGGAAACCTTTGCGCCTGATCAGCCCAAGCCGGGCAGCACGTACAACAACACCTCCCCAGGCACGGTTGCTGGGTGGCTCTTCAATAATATTTTTGGAGGCCAGTCTTACATCCTCAGTCATAAATTCGCGGTTAGACCGGATAAACTGTTTCAGAAATTCAAAAGCCCGGCCGCTCCAGTTTTCAAAATGATAATCGGCATGGTCTATTGCATAACGAATGCCTGCATCACGGAGGTATTCAGCCGAAAACATATCTATCGGCAATCCAGTGGTTTTATTACTGTTGCTTGCCATTTTTTTTCAGTTCTTTCGACATTTTTTTAATCATTTCATTACGCTGCTGTATAAGCTGATCAGCCGTGGACGGTTCTGTTTTTTCTATTGTGGCCGGCACATCGTCAGTATTTGTGAATAAATCCGGTTCATTATTCTTGCGTTTTTTCATGTTGCTTGGGCACTGGCGTGTTTATATATGATAAAAATGTGGAATAACACATGGGATATACCGGCCTTACGTATTTCAAAAAAATGCCCTTGTAGGTAGTAACACCGGGAACATAGTGCCGTTGCACGATCTCGTTTACAAGCCTGATCTTAATCAGTGTATTATGGTTGCGGTATCCCATGATGTAGTGCTGCAGTTTGTGGTAAATCAATTATGAACTTATCAATTTTTGCATAAATCTTTTCCAGGACTAATCTCTCAAAATACCCGCATCCAAATTCAAAACTATCGAGCAGATCCCTCATAAAATAAACCTGTGCCGGCCTGAATGTTATGCTGTACGTATCGGCTTTTTTAACCATACGGTGGGCTATGTTAAGCATCATGTCGTGCATAATATCTCTCATGGCATAGTTCGACAGGGCATCGTAATTATACCTTTTTGTTGCCGATGATATTATCATGTAAAACGAGCCTAACTCGCTGTTTGTGAATTTTATTTTTAGTCCTGGATACATTATATGGTATTTATTGTTTCGATGCCGAGTTTTTCAGCAATTGCAGCCTCCAGTTTAGCTCCTTCACTTTCTTTCCAGTCGGGCAACAGGTATATAAAATCACAGGTTATTAGTGATCTTATGCAAAGTTTCATGGCCTGGTGCCATTCTGCGTCGGATGGAATAAATGATAATGGATTGATAGCCTGCATGCCCATGCTGGTTAACAACAGTTCGGCTTTGCCAAACTTTTGATTACATTCTAAAGGGGGTTCGCCGGTAACCTTGCCGGCAATATAAACTCTTAACACAGCAACCCCCTTACTTTTGCCTTAAAATCCCTGTCGTAAGTTAACATATTCTCGATGTGCTTTTTTGCATATACCGCCGTTGCGTGATCTTTGTTGAAAATGCTGCCTACCTGGGCATAGCTGAGGCCAAGTCCCCGGAGTATATACATGGCCACCTGCCTGGGTTCGGCTATTTCACGTTTGCGTGTCCTGGCTGTTAGCTGTTCGCGTGTCATTCCAAATTTTTCGCAAACCCGGGCGATGATATAATCCACTGATTTTTCTGTTTGTGTCAATCCCGGTAATACATACGGGCTTATTGTGCTGGCTAATTGTTCCATAATTCTGAATTTAAGTATGTTTCGGCATATTTTTTCCGGGTTCCTGAAGGCAGATTGTTCAGATACCTGTTTATGTATGTGTATGCACGGAGCTGATCCGTTTTGGTCATCCTGTTCCATTTTTGCAAGGTGCGTTTCCTTGAAGAGTTGATCTTGTCGTCGTACCTATCCCAGAACATCTCAAAAGTCACCTCTGTGGTCACTTCGGTAATTTTTGCCGTTCCTGATTCGGAAAGTTGCCGTTTCAATTCGTTGAGTTCCGGGTACATGTCCCGCAGTATCCACTCCTGTTGTTTTTTGCTGAGACTGGCCCCTGTCATATCGAATTTCATTAGCATACCTGCATCATCAAAAAACAGATCCACGGCACCATCGAAAGCATTACTGGTTAACTGGTAATGCTTCATATCGACGAAAAATTAAGGTCTATATTTTTGTACTGCCCGTCATTGGCTTTTTTCCATACTCTGAAGTATGTCCTGGAGTCGGGTCTCCTGATGCTTTGTTCCAGCAAATCAAGAGCCTCCTGAAACAGCGTATCTTTTATCCTTGTGCGGTACTTCATAAGGCTCATTACTTTTTTGGCATCGAGCTTTCCGCGGCTGGTTGAAAAGGCCTCGTTGATAAGTTCCTTGACAAAGGCCTGCTTTTCGTCGAGGTTAAGTACCAGAAATTCATCAAACTTTTCCTTGCAGGCTTTCATCGTAAGATCGTCGAACTCGATACGGTCGTTGATAGACACCTCTATCTTGATGGATCTGTCGAAGTTGAACCAGGTAAAGTTCCCTTTAGCCGGCTTGTTTACCGATTTGGCCTCCATAAAGTCGTTATAAACCTTTTCGCATATGGTTTTTATATCTGATTTAAACGCCATTATCAGGCCGTTTAAACGTTCGGCTTCTTTTACTATTTTGGCGGCCTGTTTTTCCTGGTTTTTTTCTATGGCGGTAAGCCGGTTGAATGGTATTTTGTTGCCCGACTCGTCCACCCACATGGGTTGTTTGTTTGTCTGTATCATAATTTTAATTGTTTATGGATAATCTATTAATTTCTTTGTTTAATTTGTTTGCTTTCAGTAAAATATTACGCAGCTTCAGGGTAAGGGCCTTCATTTCTTCCATGCTCATCTGGTACAGCAGCTTACCGGCAATGCGTTTGTCCATGAGGTAATCGTTTACCCTTGTCCAGTCGCCCGTGTTGTCGTATATGCCGAGTTCCATGAGCAGTTTCAGTACAACACTCCTGGCGGCACGAACCTCCGGAGAGGCATTGCTGCTTTTGCTGTTATGTGTAAAGTGGGCTATAAGTTTATCTAACTGCTCCTCGGTAAGGTCAGCGGTAGAACTGACGCCAAAAGGCTCGATAATGTACTCGCGGTATTTGTCAATACCCTGTTTTATCCAGAGAGCGCGTAACTGACGCACTTTATTCTTTTTTGCCATATCGTTTACTCCTATGCTTATTAATTTATCTGAAGCTATCAAATCCATGAATTTGCGTTCCGCCGAAACTCCGGCAAATCCGCCAACGGGATTGCCGTCGTATAATACGGTCAACCTGTTATACTTCGGGTTGTACACGTAGCTAATCCGATTGTTTGTTTCCATATTGGTAGTCTTTTTAATGTTACTATTTGTTTGAAAATTCATAAGTTTTTGATACATTTCTTTTTACTTCAGCCAATGTGTCTTCGAGTTCTTTTTCCTGTTGCGGGGTAAGTTTCTTTTTTGCGTTGTAGGTTTTGTTGTGCTGTTGGGCAAGTTTCTTTTGTGCCTTAGTCTTACACTCATCACTGCAATACCGCTGCGAGTTGGCTCTTGGCTTATAAGGATTACCACATTCCAGGCATGTCTTTTTTGCTATCCGCACTTCCTTGTCTGTGCGCGGGTGTATAATCTTTTTGATACAATCGGGGCAGCGCTGCTGTGCATTACCTGTTGGCTTGTACTCTTTGCCACATTCCGTACAAATTTTGACACCTGTTGTTATAGCCTTTGGCTGTGCCTGAACAAACTTTTCTTCAGGCTGTTTTTCAACAGGGCCACTGATGGTAATGACAGAGGCGCTGTCTTCAATAAACTTCCTTGACCGTGCCTCGGAATTGAGTATCAATGCTGATATTGATTTGTACAGGGATTCGAGCTCAGTTTTCAACTGATTTGCCGTCACCTGTTCTACTGATTCATCCATGCCGCTGACGTGGATGTTGACATTTTCAATTTTTACTTGTATTTCCATAGTTGTATGTGTTTTAAATGGTTTATATATGGTCTGCTGAATGAAATTTGTCGGCCTGGTCTCTCCATATGGCATATTCTTTAACATCGCCGGTGCGGAACCTACTGGTGATATATGCCTTATATCCTTCGACATATACTTTCACAGAGGCATCGTAGCGTATTGATGCTGCACGTCTGTCGGCGGGGTTGCGGCCTTCGGCATGGCTGATGATGATAAACAGCGTGTCGCGGAACTCGTTACGCAGCTCCTTGTATTCGGTATAAGTCATGCCCGAGTATTGAATGCTGTCAATTACAACCACTTTCTGTGCCTTATGCTTACGGAGTCGTTCTTTAAGGTCTGCTACAGGTTCATTGTCCAGCAGCACGATCTTGCGCTTGCATTCATCCATGCCCGTGCGTATGAAGGCCAGCCTCATCGATTCGCTGTCGCCCTCTTCCATGCTGTTGTATGCCACCCGGCTGAAATTTGTAAGATATTTGCACAGTTGCAGCACAAATGATGTTTTACCATTGCCTGAGTTGCCCCAGATGAACCATGCCCCGGAAAGTTCCGGAGTGCCGAAGCACTCCAGCCACTCACCGGTAAACGGCAACAACTTCCGTTTTTTGCTAAATAACTGGTTTACTGATATTGCCCTTGCCATTATGCTGTGCGTTTTGAGATTTCTATATAGATTCTGCGTAACGACCCGTCTGTCTTATGAATAAGTTCCTGTAGCTTTGTCCCGGCAGGGGTATTAGCCTGGATAATAAGCGCGGCCTGCAGCCTGGTAAACTTATCATGCTCTTCACGGCCTTCAGGCGTTATTCTCTGGTAGCGGTTGCCATAGCGGCTGAAAATCTCGGTGTAACCTACTTTTTTGTTGCCAATGGCCCTGCGAACTTTCTCTTTTAGTCCTTCGGCGCCCATCATCATCCATCCGCAGGCACGTTCGCTGGCATTCCATAGCGCTTTTAATTCCAAAAAAGCTGCATAATCAAGGTCGCCCGCCTCATCAAGTATAATTATCGGGGTGGCGATGCTACGAAGATAAAACACCAAATCCTCGTAGACATCGTTATACTTTCCGGTATGTCCCACCCCGAATTCCTTTGCAATAAACCTTATGAGTTTTTGCTTTGATTTTGTCTGGCTGCAGTCAACATAAACCGCATTTTTGTGTGTTTTAACGTAAATCTTTGCTGTGTAGGTTTTCCCTATATCGGCAGCATCGCATAACATGCAACTGATACTGTTGTCCTGGCATCTGGTAAGTTGCTCGGTGATATACTGAAATACAGGCGTGTTAGCTGTTTTCCATTCTGCCTCATTTTTAAGGCTCACGTTGAACTTACGGGCCAGTGATATCCACATGGCTTCGCTCAGCACTTTGTCAATTTCGCCGTTCTTTATCCGGCTGTACACGGCATTGTTCAAACCGAGTGATACGGCATACTTGGCGTCCGATCCGGTAAAATTCTCGCGGCTTCGTTTTAACTCGGCCAATACTTTGTTTTTTAGTTCTGTTGTAATCATGGTGTTTGGTGTTTTGGTTAATATTACATTGATTTAAAAGCTCTGTTTTTATATTCATCAGGATTATACTCATCCAGCAAGTTGTCTATATCATCCTGTTGATTAATAGAGTGTTCAACTACTTCAACAGTTTCTGCAGCCGTACTTTCAATAACATTCATCTGCTCCACATTTATGATCACTGGCTTTGCAAGCTCTTTTTTGCCGTGCTTGGTCATACCATCGAATTCGGCAACAAACTCCGACTGTGATTTGTAATTGTCAACGTCAGCCTGTGTCTGTTCTGCTTTTGCTTCGTTGTAAGCTACAATCTTTTCACACCTGCAGATGTAATTGCCTGCCTGGTACAGATATACCTCATTGATCACGCCGTTATCATCCGGAAGGTAATAAGCATCCACACCGTAGCTGTTAGGTTGCAACCTGTTTATGACCTGCGGGTTTGGCAACTGGTATTTTTCGTATTGTACCTGGCAGTACTGATTACGTACAATGGTGGTTGTTGTCTTTTTGCCAATGGTTTTATACAGTATGGCTTTGTTCACCTGGGCCAGTTCCGGGTTCATGTTTTCTTTGAGTACTTCCCATCGTGTTTTTCCGGGATATACCTTCTGACGCGGGTGCAGCTGGTTATTATATTGCTTTATAGATTCAATATCGTCAGCAACCAGCTTTTCAAAGGAGTAACCACGTTCCTTATATTCGTTATCTACCTTGTCAACATCAATGCGGTATGCTTCGCATTTGGCCCACCAACGCCCGATATCTTTATGAATACCCTTTTCAACTCCGTACTTTTTGGCCTTATTGAAGTGTTCAGCACGTTTTTCCTGTGAGTTGCCCGGGTTACATATTCTCATGAACGGGAACATAAGAGCCAAATCATCAAAGAACTTGTTAACCAGGTGATGTTCCACCTCACATTCCATCGGCATACCGAAACCGTTGCGCTCAATGAGCCGGAACATATTGCGCAGACAGTCCAGGAACAACCTTTCATCCTTATCGTAGGAATGAGAATATCCAATTACACATCCGCTGGACACATCATATGAATAATAGGCTTTCACGCGTTTACCATCGGTTAATTTGCGCGGGAGATCCCTGTCATCCATTGATATCTTACTGAAGGAGTAAAAAGGTGAATGCCGGTGATGGTGCGGGCGGTGAATATTGTTATACTGAAACTGTCCTGATCTCGCTCTATCTACTATTGCGCGGTTCTTAGGGTTGTTGATGTAGTTCCATATCGTGGAATCCGATAACTCAATGGGAGTTCCATCTGGATATAAAAACTTTTTCCTGTCGAACAGCTCGCCGGTTCTGCGGTCAACCACATCGACCTTACCAACGACAAATGAATTGTATATTTCGTGCACGCTGGAAGCAAAAGGCTTGTTATCCATTGCATAGATGCTGAGTATTAGTTGCTCAATTTCGTGACTTACTTTACGGCTGTTATCGTTGCAGAATTTACCGCTGATCAACCCGTAATAACCTTCAGCAACATATTTATTGTACACGCGCTGCAGGTGGCGGTGATTTGCCGGAAGGTTGTGGTTAAACTCATCGCTCAGGGTGCTTATGATCTCGGCAGCACGTTCAAAAAAACGCTTGCTGTCTCCGGCACCTAATGCCCGTCGGGCTGTTTTCGACTCCGTATATATATTGTGCAGTGCATTAAGCACGGCAGCGTTGTTGCAATATTCTTTAATGTTTTTTTCAGGGAGCGATCTGCCGTCAGTCAGCTGGAAGTTGGAATAATATTCCAGGGCTTTTGCATCAGGTGTGATCCTGTCGCGCAGGGTGCCCTGTGCAGTTTTTTGCCGTGGATCACCGTACTTATTGATTATGGCGTTTTTGCGTTCTGTTTTGGCAATACTGTCGAACTCTATCAACGCCTTGCGGCCATTGCCTCCGGTACGGACGACCTTGATGTAACCACGTCTTTTGTCGTTTAAGTATAAATCGTACGACAGTCCGGCTTCCTTCCATTCATCAATAGTGAGGCAAAATATGTTGTTGAAGTATTCCAAGTGGTATCTTATCTTTGTAAAAAAAACACCATGAAAATTAAACTACAGATTTTAGAGTACGAATCTGACAAGGAATTGAGCTGTAAATCCAAGCAATTGGCCAAGTACGTTTCCTTGTTACGGCTGCAGTTTCACCCGGTAACGGATCGTCATTACAAAGACGTGTTTTATATTCCTTTGAACAATTATAGCACTGGGGAGGCGTGCCTTTTAATGAATGCGATTGAGGCTTATTGCCTTCAGAACGATGTTGGTTACAAGTATGTTGAATAATCATAATTTTAGTGTTTTTATATTAATGTTTGGTGTTTTTGGTTGATATTGGTTTTTTGTTCCCGGAGGCTGAGTCGAACAGCCCCTGCGACCATCCGGGAAGAATTACTTATATTTGATGTGCTAACCAAAAAATATTAAGTAATATGTTTGAATTGCATAGTAAATTATCTGAGGTATACTCGGTAAATTGTCCTGTTTGTGGTGCCATGTGGTCATTTGAAATAATCAATAAAAACAAATGGATTGAAAAAAGAACCTGCGGTTGTGATGCAATGAAAAAACTGATTTCCGATCGTCATTCTAAGGTTTTTTCAGATAAATCCGGCCATTTATAGTCAGATCGTCGATTATTGTGCCTTCGGCCATACTGTTTATTATTTCAGTAACTTTTTCAATAGCTTCACGCTTAGTGAGCATCGAACCGTTTAATTGAATTTTACAATACCTGGTTTTGACTTTTTTTGCCATTTTATACTTCGTTTTTTGTTTAATTAAAAAGGGCCTTGTCCCGAAGGACTCGGCCCGTCGCTATTAAAAATTAATTACTTTTGTTTCTGAACCCATAAATCCTGCAAGCATAATATTCATCAAACTGCACAAATATGAGCCTGCATAATTATCTTGTAAAATCACATGAACCTTATGAAGAGATACGCTGTGATTTCCTGTCCGAAGAGGTACAACAACTTTATACTTCCTTAAAAGGGCTTGGACATGCGCGATACTTCGCTTTTGTTCGGGAACATCTCCAAGACATTTTGAAATACATTTCGCTATCTCCATCTCAACGAGCTCAGAAGAAATGGGCAAGCTGTCCCGACATTCTTTTGATTCGTTTTGCAGCACTTCAAATATCCGGTTCAACTGTAAAATTCCTATCTGATATTGAGCCTGCGGCGTACATAGTTGATTCTGGTTCTTATCGCCAGTTTCATTCAGTAATTGCTCACGGTATTGGGAATCAGATAGCAGCTTTCCCAATGCTTCAGTTTCCGTTTGATGGTTTTGACAATCCTTTTTTGTGATCATTTTGCGACGTTTTTGGTTAGTACTTATTTTTTTCGAGACGACTTTTTCCGGTGCCGGATATATTTATTGGTATTACTTGCGTTGTTTTGCTATTTCTTTTTCTAAAAACTCCTTTATGAGTTTTCCCTTGCCGCGCTGGCCACGGTTTGTGTCATTAGCTATCATGCTTACATAAGCGTATGATACATGGAACTTTAAAGATGCCTTTTTGTATAGATCCCCTTTAATATTTTTGATTTTACTTGCAATCGACTTTTGCATATCGTACATTTGTGTTTAAATTTTCAACAAAGATACTAAACATATATTGAGTAATGCAAGAAAAAAATGAAAAAATATTGAGTATTAACAAAAGAATTTTTCAAATACTTGATTATTACAATATTACAAGATATAGATTTTCGCAAGAAACTGGAATTTCTGAAGCCGTTTTACTAAATATATATAAAGGTAAAAACAAACCAAGTTATGATTTTATTGAAAAATTGCTAAATAAATATGAGGTAAGTGCTGATTGGTTAATAACAGGTGATGGAGAAATGTTAAAAAGCAATATCCCAATTGCAAAGCACACCGAAGATGGTTCGGGCATACCTTTGATACCTATATCTGCAATGGCAGGAGCATTTACTGACGACCTGAATGTGCTCGAATACGAGTGCGACCGGTATGTGGTGCCTGTATTTAAAGGCGCTGACTTTTTGATAGCTGTTAAAGGCGATAGTATGTACCCAAAATACAGCTCGGGCGACATAGTAGCCTGCAAAAAACTGCCTTTAGACACTTTTTTTCAGTGGAACAAGGTTTATGTGCTCGATACCGACCAGGGGCCACTGATAAAACGCGTACAGGAAGGCAAATATAAGGATAGCATCGCAATAGTGTCGGACAACGACAAGTATAGGCCTTTTGAACTATACCGTAAGCAAATTTATAATATAGCCCTTGTGCTGGGTGTGATCAGGCTCGAATAGGCTGTGTTTTTACCTGTTTTACGCTGTTTTTACCCGCTTTTTTAATTAATATGCTGATTATGTGGCTATTGCTTTGTTTTTAATTTGCTTTAGTGGTGGATTTATGGGGGTGCATTAGTGATAAAACCTAATTTTTTTAACAGGTTTAAAGAAACAAGTATATTATATTTAATGTTTTTTGCCCGCCCAACTGACCGCCCAACTGACCGCCCAACGTGTACATTTGGTTTTCCCCCCTTTTTTTTGGTGGTTAAGTGGCGCCATGTAAACATAGCTCCGGGCATGGCTCCTTTACAGGCATAAAAAAAAGCCCACAGGCTTGTTTTTACGGTATTTAACGTATATTTTCGGTGTAATGTTGGTCAAATTAAACCCAGGGGTAAAAAAAGGCTTATAAAGGTGCAGATAATTAAACCAAAATTAAACCAAAATTAAAGGTAATGTACATTTGGTTTTAAGTATCCCAGTCGGCAAAAAATGCTTGTATCCTTAGAAACATCAACAAAAACCCGGCAAAAATATATTTAATTAATGTGTACTTTTGGTTTTAAGGGCCATACAAATTAAGCAACAGGATCGTTCAAACCAACCCGAATGACTCAGTCAGGCTTTGGTTTAGTATAGCCCTGTCCGGCTTTCGGCAGCCAGGACGGGCCGGCATAGAAATTTTTTTAATGCGTAATTAG